ACCCCATTCGCCCTTGTGGTTCTGAATCATGTTCCTGAAATAGGGGCGAGCGGGAATGGCGACCGTATATTCGTCGACGTGATGCGTGGTCTGGAAATTCGAATCCGCCTCTTTTACAAATCGACCGTCGTTCGCAAATTCACCATCTTTCTTGACCTTGCGATTGACCGTTACGTCGTGCGCAGGGACAGTCACCGTACCGCCATACTCATTGGTCGCCGCTACAAGTGCGACCGGCGTGCCATCGGGATAGGTTGCGTTCTCCAGAAAGCCGATGCGAACGGTGTTGGCTTTGCCGACTTTCTCCGCTATCTCGCGTAGCTTGGCCTCGAGGTTGGTGCCGCCAGTCACGCCAGCCATCAACGTCTCCGGATAAACCCATTGAAGGGATTCGCCACCGGCACGGGGCCGCGAACATACAGCATTGAGCGGAACTGGGCGGTAGCCTGCCAGTAAGCGGCGCCGTACTTGGTCTGGTTGAACCACTGCGCGGAACCAGGCGGCATGTCCATCTGTGTGCCAACGGATACGCTTCCCTCGGTGGCATTGCTAATGCGGCCGACCAGCGGGGACGAAGGCTGGCCATTGAGTGGAGCGTTCAACGCTGCAATGTGTGCCGTCACCATGTTCAACAGGATCGAGCGCTCACACAGGTCGCGGACAATGCTGCAAGGCGTGTTGTCGCAGTAGAGTTGTGCTTCGTAGAAATACTGCTGCGCCGTCGCCTGCATTACCGAAGAAAACTCCGGATACCTCGCGCTCCACGCGGCGTAATCGAAGACGACGACGCCGTTCATTACGATGCTCGACGCATGGTGTCGTCGGTCTTCAGGTTCTTCGGCAACTTGTTGGGGTCGAGCCGCTCGAGATTCGACGGAACGTTTTCCATCTCTTTTGCCTTGGCGATCGTGCTTGCCTGATCGCCAAACGCAAAAATCATCTCGTTGACAACATAGTCGGCGTGCTTGTTTTGCTCGAGCCACTGCTCCCAGAATGCCTTGGGAATGCCGTGCGTGATCGCATAGCCCGCCGCGATCTGCTGATGCGCGCCCTTGTTCTGCGGGAAGGAATTGCCCTGCACAAGGAACACCTTCGTGTTCGGTCGCTGCTGAGCCATCTTGAAGGTGCGGAACCCACCACCCATCACCGGCTCCTGCCGCTCCACCATGTCGTAGAGCTTCAGCGCGAAGTCCATCGGGAACTTGCTTGCCACCGTAACGGTGGCGTTCGATTCGACGTCGTTGTTCTTCTTGAGTGCGATAGTGCTGCGTTCGTCTGCCATGATGACCGCCTATAGAGATTGACCGATCGAAAGAAAGGACCGCGCGCCGACCGGTACGGTCAGGCCGGCCATAGAGTGCGACTCCTGGCGCGCGGGTACTGCCTGGTGCGTCAGACGCCGACGAGCGTGCTCATCGCAAACGGCTGACGGAGGATGAAGCCCGACGAGCCCTGCGACAGCTTTTGCTTATAGGCCGACAGTTCACGCACGACCGGACCCGCACGAAGCTTCATGTTGAAGCTGCAGTAACCGGAGTCCTGACCCGTCGCATTCGGGCACCAAAGTTGAACCACTTCGCCGAGCGCCGAACCTTGCGGGTTCTGTGCCGAGAGCGCGCCGTACTGGACGGCGGTCTTGACTTCCAGGCCAGGGAAGTTGTTCTTCAGCAGCGCCGCGACGTTCACGTTGAACGTATTGGTTGCCGTCAGTGCAACTTCGGTCGTCGGCGACATCGCGAGCACGAACTTGCTGCGAATATCGATCTGGCCCGAGGATTGGGAAATGACCTGGAAAATGAGTTGCTGGATGTCCTCGAACACCTCATTGGCCGTCGCGTTGATGACGGTGCCGTTCATCCACTTCACGCCACCGGCCGCCTTTGGAATAGGCGAGAGAGCCGGGAAGAGCGACGGATCGTTCAACGCACCGTAGTTCTGCAGTCCTTGCACGCCGCGGAAGTACGTGAGGTTCTGGAACTTGTTGAGACCGTCGATCGCCGCTTCCTTCTGCTCCGCGACAAAGCCGATCTTTGCCAAACCGACACGTTCGATCTCGAGATCGCCGTATTCGCAGATGGTTTGGTAGAGATACGGTTGACGTTCCGGGAAGTTCGTGTTGATGCCCGAACGACCGTTGTTGTTGTAGTCGCCGTAGCTCGAGACTTCGTACGTGCGCTCCACAACCGGGAAGAGGAGGGTCGTGCTAACCCAGTCACCCTTCTGCTTCTCGCCGAAAATCTCGACTGCCTGGTTCTTCGCAGTCAGGACGCGCAGAACGTCCGGGTCCATGAAGAACGACAGGTAAGCCGGAATGCCCGAGTTCGGAACCGTCACCAGTTCAGGCTGAGCATCCATCGCGAGATTGATGTTTTCCTTCCATTCGGGACGTGCGAATGCTTTCGCGTCACCGAAGTCGATCCCCCAGACACGGCGGTGATAGTCAATCGCCGCGCGCTGTTCCTGAGGAGACATGTCATATGCCATTTTGGCCATCACGAAATTCCTTGTGCAATAAAAAAGCCGCCCGAAGGCGGCTTGATGCGAAGAGGTTGGTTAAGGTCAGGCGACCGGCCAGGTCGTCATCTTGACGAGTTCGCCGGGGGCGCCAGCCGACGCCGCATTGAAGTTCGTCTGCGTACCGGCCGAGACCGTGATCGTTCCGGATGCGACGGTCTGGCTGTTGCTCACGACATACGTGCCAGCAGCGCCAGTGCCCGTGCCAAGCGCGACGATTGCGGTGCCTGCGGTCACGCCCGCACCCGAGAGTGCATCGCCAACGCCAAGCGCGCCCGAGGCGACGGCGGTAACCGTCATGAGGCTGTACGAGCCGGTGATGGTCGTGCTCGCCACCGTCTGCGGCGTATCGACCTCATACGTGCCAACGCCGCCCGGCGTACCGGTGAGTTGCGAAAGGATCTGCGTGCCCGTGACAACGTTGGTGCCGCTGATCACCTCGCCGACGTTCAGTTGACCCGTCGTTACTGCAGTCACCGTCAGCGTCGTGCCGGCAATCGAGCCCGTCACAACGTCTTTGGCAATCGCCGCAGTTACACTTGCGCCAGTCCAGTTCGCGCCGAATTGCACCTGGCCCGTCGAGTTGTTGACGAACGCTGCCTGACCCTTTGCGGAGCTCGTGGCGCCGTCATTGCGCGCCCAGAAACCGCCAGCGCTAAACAGCGTGATCGGCGAACCCGGATACATCACCAGCGTTTGTTCTGCGAGGTATTCGGTGATGATCGCTTGCTGATCGCGATGCACGAAACCATCCGGCGCACCTGCGCCGTGGTTGTGGACCGAGCGGCCATCAGACGGGTCGATCCAGGCAAACATGCCGACGCTTACACCATCAGCGCCAACAACGAGCGCACCCTGGCCAGCGTTGACCGTGGCACGCGGATTGGAATCGCAGAAGTCACCGAGTACAGCCGGCGCCGCCTGCACATTGACTTGTCGGGGGAAACCCATGAATTTCTCCTGAATGTGGAGGTGGACTTACCGGCCGAGGCGGCCAGCGTTGGGGAACGTGTCGTGGAAATCAGCGGACGGCGAGCTGTCCTGGGCAATGCGCGGCTTCGGTGTGTCGCCCGGCTTCGCTTGAGCCATCAGGACTGCGCGATAGGCGCTCGGATGAACATCCTTCACGTCGACCTTCATGATTTCCAGGGCGGCCTTGTAGACGTCTTCGGCGCTGTCCATCGCGGCCAGCTTGCCGACATACGGCTTGACTTCTTCTTCGGCGGTCTGAATACCGCGGATCAGAGCGATCGTCGATTCGCGCGTTTCCTTGCGGGCGGCGTCGACGGCCAGTCTGATGGCCTTGTCCATTGCACCTTTCGACACGGGCACGGGCTCCTTGTTGGCAGTGTCCTTCGGGTTTGCGTTCGCGGCGCCCGGCGTTTGCGCGGGCTCATCGTTCGCGGCGGGAGCGGGAGCCGGCGTCGGCTCATCGTCGTCCGTAGCTTGCGGGGTTGCGGCCGGCGCCATCAACTTCGCCTTGATCTGCTCAAGGTCTTCGTCGCTGATCTTGCCGCGCAGCATCCCGAGGATTTCTTCGCACTTCGGATCCGCGTCGTCTTCGGCAACGTCGTCGTTGTCCGGATTTTCGCCATCCAGTTTGTCGAGCAGCGCAACGACATCCTGAAGATCGGCATCTGCTGCCAGAAGCGGCTTGATCGCGGCCAGGATGCCCGGCTTCTTTTCAAGCCAGTTCTTGCGCTTTACGCCAGCCAGAATCGTGTTGAGATCAAGCGCTGCGTCTGCCGCCAGTTTCGGCTTCAGTACTGCCAGCAGCGCACCTTTCGCCATGACGGCTTTCTTGCTGAGCTTGCTCACAGGTTTTGCTCCATGTGGTTGAATTGAGGAATCTCCGACCATTACATCCGGCCCGGCTCTTCCTCTAGGAACCAAGGCCACATGATTGAATTTGATGTTGCGCATGACGCCGTCGTACGGAACACCTTCATAGGTGCCTGGCGTCATGTCGGCGTCGTAGTAGTACGCGCTTGAGAGTTCTTGCTGGGTCTCGTTCTCGACGTTGCGAATCGAGTCCTGCACCGAGATCACCATCGAGTTATCGATGTACGGCGCATTCCAGACTGCATCCGTCCCGGTGTAGCCGACGACGTTGCTTTGCTTCGGATCGATCGGACTGACCGGCACATGCTCATTGAGCACGGGGATCAGGTTCGCGGTCTGAACCGCTTTTTCTAGTTCCTGTGGATCGCGAAGCAGCATATAGATGCGCTTCGGATCGAGCCTGAGCTTCCCGTCCGGATCAGGGATCTCGTCGCCGCGGTACGGACAGACGTTAGCCTTCGTGATATGGGTCAGCTTGACGTGCAGTCGGCCGTCGTGATCGTAGCTGCGAACACTTCCCTTATCGAACGCAAGTCGATCGCGAGACGAAAACGCCGTCTCCATCGCCTTGTCCATTGCCATATCGTTGGCAGTCTTCTTGCCCGTCAGTGCATCGACAACCTGTCGCACGCCGGGGTGAAGAGGCTCGGGCGGATTGTCGAGCGATGCCCAGATGAATTTCGTGTGCTCGGATAGATCGATTTTCGGCTTGAAGTCCCGAACGATATTCATCCGGTATGTGATGAAATCAACGTCCTTGCCGCTATCGTCCTTGCTCGACGTGTCAGCGATTGGCTGCAGCTCGCCATAGGGAAGGGCGCCGATCTCTTCGAAGGTCTCGCGCCTGGCAGTCTCTTCGGGCGTCTCGTCGTCGTCCGCTTTGCCGCCCGGCAGATCCCATTCATTGGGATGGTTGGAATCAGGCGAGCGAAGCAAGAATAGGCACTTCCCAGCGGGCGTAATCAGCGCAATGCCCGCGCCCTTAATGTTCTCGTCGCTCGCGCCCACGAATTCCTTGCCCACTTTCGAGGGGATTCCGAGTGTGGATTTCCCGCTTGCCGCAGCCCACATGGCTTTGCGTTGCTTTTCCGAAACTGCTGGCATAGGGCTAGTCTTCGAGACCGGGGATAATGGATTGCGCCGTGCAACGGCAATTCGGGAGTTGTCCGGGCCAGATGTACTCGCCGTCGATCAGGCAACCCTTGTCGACGTCGTAGATCTTTCCCTTGCCGCCATCGGCTTTGGATGCCTCGATATGAGACAGACGAGGCTTCTTGCCGCCGTGTGAGTGGCGCCACCGGGCCTGCGTGATGCCGAGTTCAACTTGACGTGTGCGGTTGATGACCGCGGTCATCTTGTTGGCCTGATCTCGAGCGATGAACGATGCCCGGCGACTTGATACCTGGTATCGCTCAGTCAGTTCCTGAGTCAGCGCGGCCAGATCCCGGCCGCTCTGCATGGACCGCATCACGATGCCTTCGACTTCGGTGAGATGCTGCTGCGCGATGCTTTTGATCAACCCGACGTTCTCGCCGATCGCCGCTTGCATGGCGTTATTGACTTCGTACGTCGCGCGGAACTCGACGGTGAATCCAGCCCTTTTCAGGACATCCTTCAACTGGACATCCGTTGCGCCAGCCGCCTTGTTGACGAAATATTTCGCCAGGTCTTCAGAGCCTTTATCGAAAGCCTTGAGCCACCGTCGAGACATACGGTGAATCGCGCGTCGCATCGCATTGGCTGGACTGCCATCGCGAAACGACTCCATCCCGGCGTCCTGGGCGAGGGGCGGCGGGGGATTTGCCCTATACTGGGCAGTTATCCAGTAAATCAGCGATCGGTGCATTTCGGACACCCATCGTTGCAACTGTTTGTTGTATGCGGCCTCCACGCCTGCATTGGCTCGGACGGGACGCAGCAAAATATCCTTGCCGGTCGGCGAGACGAGTTTCGGAGCGGGCATGAAACAGAATGTAGAGGTCGACTATGTCGGCTACGACCATGAAGAGGCGCAGCGTGTCGTGGTGTACGTCGGAGAAAACGACGAATTTTCGGCGCGCTTCAATCTGTCGGATCTGCTCGATACCGAACTGGATATGTTCGGCCTGAAGAACGGCATGATCGATAGCGCGGGCAAGCCTCGGTTCGACGCGATGGAGATTGAATTAACCGAGATGGTCAGGCGTATCCGTGCGATCCGTTACGGCTAGCAGGCGTCGCGCCTCAATTCCCTATGCATTGATACGCAATCACATCCGTCGATGCACCAGAGTTAAACGTAACAGACGATGCAGATGCATTCGTGGCGCTCACGGCGCTATTTGTGGACGTGTTTGTAGCCGTGCACACATATGAAGTCGTGTTGCTAAACACAGCGTTGCCCGTAAAGGTGGCGGTGCCGTTCCCCGAAGCTAGCGTTACAGTGCCAGTCACCACATGGGGCGTCGTGACGGCCGCGCCGGTCGCGGAATAGACATTGAGCGTTCCGCTGCCGGCGACCAGTTGCCCCGATACGGCCATATCGCCGGTATGCGTCCAGCTCCCCGTGCCGCTATTGGACGTGATTCCCGTGATACCCGCGGCCTGACCGCCAGTCACTGAGAACGGAACTTGAACCGCGCTATGAGCATCGTTGGCGAACCGCAGGGATGCGGCGCCGCTCCAGAAGATCCACTCGGCAGTGCGGTTGTTCGTCGATTGCGTCGAGTCGAACATCTGCACATCAGCGATGTTGGGCGTTGCATTCAGTGCTACGCCGGAGTTCGTGGGGCTCGCCGGCTGCGTGTTGGACGTCGAACTGACGTTGCCCTGCACGTTCACGTTTCCGGTCGTGGTCACGGTTCCCGTGAAAGCTGCCGTGCCGCCCGTGATGTGGACGTTAGCCGGGTTGTAGGGAACCGACAACTGTGCAAGCGCGAGCGATGGCAGCAGGGCAAGCAGGAAAGCGAGTTGGCGCATTTAATATCCCACCGCAGCAAACGTCGTTCCGGCAGCCGAGCCGATGCCATTCAGTGCATTGGTCGGCCCAAACGGCAGCGTCAACCCAGCGCCCGGCAGGATCGCGATGTCAGTTGCAGTCGCGGGCGCCGTGAACGAGACGAACAGCGTTTGGCTGGCGTGAGTATTCTGGATAGTCACCCATCCCTTGAACGCGCCCGCAGCAATGATGGCGGCTGACGTGGTTCCAGCGGTGCCTTTGACGCTAACGCCGGCCTCAGCGGGGCCAGCCAACCCGCCACCACCTGCGCCGCCGCCCGATGACAACGTAACCGGCATCGGATTGTTGGCGTCGACTGCCTGCGGAACACCATTGCTATCCAGCGACATGCCGACCACACCAGCCACGGGGCGCGGCGGCGTGGTTGCGGCGATAAACTCAGCTTGGGACGTCATCTGTTTCCTCTTCGTCGTGCTCGTGCCCAGTCAGAGCCTCGGCATGCTTGAGTGGACCCGCTTCAGGCAATGGCGGCTCAGGCAGTTCCTTGTTCAGGTCGAGACCGCTATACGGCGAGTCTTCCTCGTTCGCTATACGGGTCCTCGACTCATCCGGGTCAATCACGCCGGCACCGATCAGCGTTGCATCCGTCTCGGCATTGGCCTTGCGCATATTGGAGCGCTGCTCTTCGCTCATCGTGCGCATTGGCACCCATTCGAACCCGATATCCGGATCGATTGCGCCGAACAGCGACAACTGCACCAGGTTCAGCACCTTCGAGACGAAGGGCGTGTAGATTTCCTGGTTTGCCGAAAGAGTGTCTTGGAATACCTCAATCTCACCATCCGACGTCGCGTTAAGACCGCTAGGCGTAATGCCGGTGAGATAGACGACTGGCAAGCCACTGGGCGAACACATCTGCTCCTGACTTTGGGCCTGTAGTTTGTCCAGCCCACCCAATGGCGCAGAGACGTTCGTGAACTCCTCCGTGGTCCCAATCGCATTGACGCCGTGATTGTCGCGGCCCATGTTGAACAACTGCATGCGGTTGAAGAAACTCTCAACGCCGCCCTTGTTCAACAATTGCGCGAGGTCCGTCTTCAGCGTCCACACCGTAAAGGCATGGATCAGGTCCGACACAGACTGACGCGTACGCAGCCAGTTATCTGCGTAAGGTTTGATCATCTGCGACAGCGAGAGGCCAGCAAATGCATACGCCGGCTTCAGGATGTCCGGAACCTCGCGCGACACAATGGTCATCAGGCGACTGGAATGAATCTCCTTGCCCATGACGAACCAGCTCGTCGGCTTGTAGAACGTCGGATCGAGCGGATCGTTCGCGTTGTACCGGTTCGGATAAGACCAGATAGGCTCAACAACGGTCAGGCGCTTCAGCGAGCCGATGCCAACCTTTGTCGACGTCTCGGCGAGTTCCGTTGTCAACTCCGCGGGATCGAGTTGAGTCGATTGCGCGCCGACATCAATGAAGATCTGCGAGCGGCCGAACAATCCATCTTTCTCGATCGCCTTACGGAACACTGCTTGAACGTTCAGCCGGCGAAACTCCGCTTCGATCTTCTTGATGACGTCGACTTTCTTCTCTTCGCCCGTCGCCTTGATCCTGATCCACTTACGGGTCATTTCCCGCGCGTAGACCTCGGCGGGTCGGCGAAACTCGGGGATCTGCGCCCAGTTGGCCAGAACAGTGAAGCCGGGGAACGCGTACCCCTCATCAAACGCCGCATTGACATTCTCAAGCAGCGCGGCGCTAAATGCGTTGCTTTCGCTAAAGCCCGCGTCCATCGCAAGCGTTGCGCCGGTCGTGCCAACCGGCAACACACCCTTGGGAGGCTCATACGGGCGGAAGAATTCCGGCGTCAACTTTTTCTTCGTCGCCGGCTTCGAGCGCATCGCCAACACATGCTCGAGCGTCACCTTCAAGGATTCCGCAGCTTGCTTGGGCGTCTCGGCGACAGTCTGCCGCGTCGTCATCTGCGCCTTTTTGCGTTGCCTGCGGTTCATGTCTTCTCGATCGGTGTTGGCGCTTTGATGGACTCGATTTCGGAGGCGAACACCCATTCAGTGCGCCGTACGGAGTCATCCCAATAGGCGACCTGATATTGAACGCCATCTGCGTTGAAAAGGATCTGCGTCACGATTGCCTTAATGCCCGGCTCGGACAACGTAACGCGTTGACCAATCGCGAAGCCGTGATCTTTTCCAATCTGACTCATCGGGTCCTGCCCATTCGGGATAGTTGTTTCAGCGCTTCCGAGCTGACATTGAGTGGCCGCGCGCCCATCAGCATATCGGCTATGGCATCGACCATCGGGTCAATCTGATCGTCGTGCGCGTGCGTGTCGTCGGCGGTGAAGGAATCACATTCCGATGTAAAGTCATTGACCCAGGGAGCATTTTCCGGGATGCAGACATTGCCGACATCGATATGACTAACGACGTCCATGACGCGCGTCAGTTTGTCTTTGTTGCGCTCGATGCCTTCGATCGGAATGCCGCCGTCCTCGCCGAGATCCTGGATCAGCCCAGTGCCACTGGCTTTATCTTCAACCAGCATCTGGCGCAGCGCGGGCGCATCCGGATCACCTTCGCCAATGGCGTAGTGCTTATTCCAGAAGTCTTTTGCCCGCCGCTTGAGTTCCGGCGCCGTCCACTTGCCGCGGACAAGGTCAATCAGGTAGACCCGGTTGTCCTTGCCGAGGCCCCAGCATTCAAACACGCTGTAGTCGTTCCTCTCGGCGGTCTTCTGCGCCGTGTCGGCGTAAATCTTCCGGTATTGCAACTGAGGAAGAGCTGCGTAGCGCACGAACTTGGCGGACTGGATGATGCCGCCACCAAGCGGAGCCGGTCGCTGCATGTACTGCCCGGCGTGGACGTACTTGTCAGCACGTTCCAGGTCCAACTGATCCTGCAGCGGCTCTTTGTACGGCCAGTAGCTAAACCGCCCATCATCATCGCGCTCGGTCGAATCCACCATCGCACGGATGCGTTCCGGCAGTTTTTCGACATACTCATCGGTGATAAGGGCGGGGATCTCGATGAATTCCCAATCGCCCGGAACCTTTCCTGCCTTAATGAAGCCCGTAGGGTCTTCCTCAGCCAGGCGCTGCATGATCACGATAATCGGCGTATCCGGGTTGGCTTTCCGGCTCTTGACCGTCGATACCAGTTTCCGGTTTGCCTTATCGCGATTCGGCTTGCTGTACGCGTCCTCGACCTTTAACGGGTCATCGATGATGATCGCGCCTTGCCAACCCTCTGCCATGTGGCCAGCACGGAAACCTGTAATCTGACCGCCAAGGGACACGGCATAGACGCCACCGGCCTTCTTGCCATCGACTAGAACGTTCCAGCGCTTCTTAGAATCCGCGTCGTCCGCGATCTTCAGCGGCCAGAGTTCCTGATACTCCTGCGACCGGACGATTTCCCGCGCCGTTTCCGAATTCAGTAGCGCAAGGTCATCCGAATACGAGATGTGGATGAATCGCGCCCGCGGGTTCAAGGCAAGCCCGCGCGCCATCAGGTTAATGGCGACAAGCTCGGTCTTCGACGAGCCCGGCGGAACGTTGATTACGACGTTCTTCAGTTCGCCGGCAATGACGCGCTCGACAACGTCCGATATCAGGACGTGGTGCCAGTTAATGCGGAACTTGATGCCCTGACGATGCTTGAAGAAGTAGCGGCTGAAGAAGAGGTGATCGTTCTCGCATTTGGCCTTAATGACCGCCTGCTCGAGCGTCAGATCAGTATTCGTCCTCGACTCTTTCGACGATGGCTTTGACTTCGTTTGCA